TCACGCTTCCCCCTCGCCCCGGACCTGGTCGCCGTTGGAGTCACTCCGCATCGTCGGGATGACCTGTGAGGGGTCGAGTTCCTCCTCGGGCGTCACGCGCCAGAACATCGTCACCGTGGCCCGGAAGCCCGTGTGGTGCCGCCCGTAGTCGTCGGCTTGGCCTGTGTGCTCCAGGCACCACTTCTCGGCCTTCTCGCGCTGCTCGGTGGGGCTGTCCCCGATCTCCGGCTGGGAGGTCGCTGAGCACGTCGTGCAGGTGGCCTCGATGATGGCCGCCTCGGCATCGGGATCGGCGCTCAGGGTCATGTTCACGTACCGGTAGATCGCTCTCGTCACCGCTCCGCCCTCAGGTTCGTCAGTGCTGTACGGAGCGCCTGGGGACTGACCAATCGGCCAGCGTGGGCCAGCGGGGGAGAGACCCAGTGCACGCCGATCCTGTCCAAGTCCAGGCTGCCGGGGAGGCCGATGAAGCAGCACTCGCCGAACACCTCGGTTCCCGGCTCTTTCCACCGGTTGGCCGTGCCGGCTGGGACCAGGAAGTACGTGCGCACCTGGGGGCCGAGAGGATCTCGCACGATGGGCCCGCATACCTCGGACCAGCCCATGAGCTGCTCGGCGATCTGGATGCCCAGATCGCCGTCGATGCTGATGGCGTCCCACCAGACGCCTGCACGGACCGCGTCGAGAGTTCGGACCGGTGGTAGCCACGGCGGTCGGTCGGCTGTGGGCCTGGCGATTCCCCTTGCGCTCATAGCCGACGACGGTAGGGAGAGCGATTGCGCTGGTGCAGGGCGATTGCGCGGGATTGCAGATCCCGTTCACTGATTGATCGCTGTTGTCTACAGAGTATCGAGAGCGGCCCTCGCGCGGGCGATGAGCCGGTGGGCCTGGTGGCCGTAGACGGCCGACGAGTCCAGGGTCGCCCAGATCTTCAAGAACAGCGCGATTTCCTCGGCTTCGTCGAGCCACATCTCCAGGTTCCACGTCTCAGAGATGACCAGACGCTCGTCATAGATCGAGAAGCCGTCCCCTGGCGCGATGCTCATGGGGACGCCGAACGGGATGATCCCCAAAGAGACGTTGCCCAGGCCCAGTAGGCCGATGAGGCGGTCCAGCTGCGCGGCCATCACGTCCGGAGGACAAATGAGCACACGTAGAGCCCCCTCCCATACCAAGACCCTGAACTTCCGTCCCTGCTCGTACAGCGCGTTCTGGCGCTGGATACGGGCGCTGACGGCCTGCTCGACGTCTCTTGGCGTGCCCCGCAGATCGACGTACCGGGTCAGGACGTGACGGGCGTAGTCGGCCGTCTGGAAAATGCCCGGTATGACTCCGGCTTCAAAGGACCGGATGGTCTCGGTCCTCCGCGTCTCGGCGATGCCCGCCTCCTGCCGGGGGCGGTGACCTGCCGAGAGCTGTCGCCGCCATGTCCGGTACCGCGTCTCCAGACCCCTCAGGCGGCCCTTTAGCTCAGAGGCCGCATCGGGCTGGCCGGAAGCCTGTGCCCAGGCGTCCATGTCGGCCGGAGTGGGGGTCTGCTTCCCGTTCTCCAGCCGGGAGACCTTCGAGGGCTGCCACCCGAGGGCACCCGCCATGTCGCGACCGTTCAGCCCCGCCTCGGTGCGCAGCTCGCGCAGCCGTGCACCGAGGGCTACTCGGGCTTGCTGGAAGTCGGTAGTCACATGGGAGAACGTACCCGTGCGGTGTACTCGCTGGCAGGGCGCGCGAAGTGCCAGGCCGCATCGCGGATCTGGCCGGCTCGCAGGACTTTCCCGGTGTCCTCCGTCAGCTCCATGCCGAGAGACCGGTCTTCATCGAAGTGAAACAGCCCGATAAGCCTGGAGTCGAAGAGCCAGAAGTCTCGCATCGGAACGTTGAGCCCGTCGGCCACCGAGCGCGGTAGATACCGGATGTCCTCGCCCGCGTCGATGCTGTCCCCGACGTCCTCCAGCAACCAGCGCTGGTAGTCGGTAGGGGGTTCGTCGATGACCCGGACCCGCTCGACTCGCTTCCCCTGGCTCTCCAACTCGCGCATGGTCACGAGCCAGGGGCGGTTCACGTCCGGTACAGCCTTCTCACCACGGAGAAACCGATGAAGGTCATCTGTCTCGGATGCCACCCCGTACGCCCGGCGGGTCTCCCAGCGCCATGCGGTGTGGTCGAAACCGTCAAGGAAGAACTCGGTGATGGCGGGCCCGCTGATCAGGTCGGGCACGGTGTCAGTCCCTCGGCGCGAAGCGGGTCAACAGCGCTCGGGGGACGACCACGAACGTCTCGGAGTCCTTGACGTCCCGGAGCTGGGCCAGGTGTTCAGGGTTGGTCAGACGTTCGCCTTGGACGACGATGTCGCCCGTCTCGGTGTCCCGGTAAAGGGTCGGGCAGTCGCCGTCCTTCGAGGTGGTGCCGATGAACTCAAGCGCCATGTCAGGGCCTTTCGATCTCAGGTCTGGGGTATCAGGATGCTGGGGCTGACCGCGAAGGGTCCCTGGATTGCGCGAGATTGCGCAGCCGTTGGAGGCCCAGCGGGTTGCTCGCATGGAGCGCAAACAACGAGAGGCCCTGCCCAGCTATGGGGGAGAGCGGGGGTCCACAAAGCTGGCCTAATGGTCCCGTTAACGGAGGACTGCCCACGGCGCTGCAGTACGTTGAGCGTCGCAGGACGGACGGATCGAGGGGGACGTTGCGTGACGCTCACAGTGGCCTGGGTGAGGAAAGTCGGCCAGGCGGAGGAAATGATCATCGCCAGCGATAGTCGTTTGAGGTCGTGCGGTGCCTGGGACGCAGCGCCTAAGATCGTTCCTCTACCCCGTCAGGACGCGGCCATCGCTTTCGCAGGCGAGACTGACTACGCCTATCCGATCATGCTCCAGGTGGTCAACTCCGTTGGTGCCTGGAGCGGCGCGCTCGATCGCAGGCAGACCCTGCCAGAGCTCAGGGGGCATATCGTCCGCGTGATCAACCTGATGTTGGAACAGCGTGACCTGCCGAAGCACTTGCGGGACGCCCCCGAGGCCTTCTTTCTGCTGGCTGGATACGACTGGAAAGCGCAGGATTTCAGCATTTGGACGCTGCACTTCGACTCGTCTCTCGATCGGTTCACCTTCCGTCCTGCCGCGGCCTGGCGTGGTGGACACCCAGAGAAGAAGTTGGCCATCGTCGGGGACAAGATCGACGAGGCACATGCGGCGATCGTGGATCAATTGCGCACCGCCGACGGAATCCGTCCCGGATACTTCGATCTGGAGCCGATGAGGGTGCTGGCTGGCATGATCGACTCTGACGAGTTCAACATGATCGGTGGGCACATCCAAGTGGTCAAGGTCTACAAGTCGTTGCAGTGCATTCCGTTCGTCGTCTCTCGTAAGGGCGAGAGATCCCTGCTGGGACGTCCGCTGTTGGCGTACGAGATCTCTGACACTGTCCCGACTATGGTCCTGGACTTCTAGGGTCTATTGGTCGATCAGCGCAGCCGTCTGCGGGACGCGTGCAGAGACTGGCTCCGGGTCGGTTGACGCCTGCTTCTGGTTGACTCCCTCACGACGCAGCATCGTAAGCAGCCTGCCGAACGCACGAGGGATCATCCCGGTGAACGGGACTATCCAGGACGGCTCCGGCGTCGTGATCACGCCAGCCACGCCATGGTCATCTCATCTCCTGCCCGGCGTTACGGGACAAGCCTTAGGGCTCGCAGAGTATTAACTTGCGTTCGAACACCGTGCCCGAGCAGCGGTGTCAAGAGTGCCACCACGCAACTTATTTCTCTGCGAGCCCTTAGTCGACAATTTTCGGGTGAGGGGGCGCCGCTCGTATGCCCTGGCGACGCGGGCATCGATCACCCGGACAGGATCCAAGGCCATACCGGCACGACGAAGAGCCCCGCTCTCCCGGATCGGGAGAGCGGGGCGTAGAGCGTCTGGCCTGGGCTACTGCGCCTCCCGGCGTTCGTAGAGCAGGGACTCCAGCCACACGTCGAAGTGATTGGCCACGGTGTGGGCCTTGAGCTGTGCTCGTAGGTGCTGGGCCTCCGCCAATGTGGCATCCGCGCGCCTCAGATCTCGCTCCGAACGGCGGGAAGAGGCATCAGTGACCCGCTGGGCCTCTTCCAAGTCCGAGCTGGTCCTGAGGTTACGGAAGGCCATGGTTCACTCCTGATGGGTTGGTTCCGTGCCCCAGTTCCCGCAGCAGGGTGAGCATGATCGTGGCCTGCTCCCGTGCCACGTCGGCTTGTTCTACGGCCTTGGACAGCGCCTCACGGGTGCGCTCGTGGGCTTCCTGCTCCTTGGCGAGCTGCTCGCGCCACATCTCGACCGTGGCCCTCGGGACGATCAGGCCGGTCAGGAAGAGGATCACCACGATGCCGCCGGGCCCCCAGGTGAGGATCTTGTTCAGGAGGTCCCCGGACGGGCCTTCTTCGGCAGCAGCCAGGACGGACGCGAGGGTGTGGATCAACGGGCCCCCTCATGTGTCGTGCGGGTCAGGGGCGCGGATCTTGCTGGTGTGGACATGCGAAAGCCCCGGCCGAAGAGCCGGGGCCTTCTGTGGGGAGATCAGGCTGACTTGGCCTTGAGCACCGCGACCTCCGCCGGGGTGAGCGTGCGGCTCTTGACGACGGCCAATTCGGTCACTCCGGTCATCGTCAGCGGGGTGTTGGCCTTCCGCAGGGCGGCCATTTCCTCGGGACCGTGCGCCCCGAAGTTGCACAGATAGCAGCCGAAGCCGTTCGTGATGAACGTCATCCCCGTGGCCGTCCGGCCTGCCGGTTCGAAAGTGAGGATGCCCTGCCCGCCGCAAGCGGGACAATCGCCGCCCGAAGCCTTCAGCACGATCTCCCCGTCCTTGACGACCTCCATCGGGTGGGCGAACCACTCCTCCTTGCGAGGCTGGGGTGCCTTAAGAGCGCCTTCCCTGACCTCCGCCGGGAGACCCACGAACCGGTCCTCGAACGCATGCCGGGCCTGGGTGATCCGGAGCTGAACGTCGCGGAAGATCTGGTCCTCCTGCTCGTTCACCGCGTTCTTGACCGCGTCCGTCCACCGCTCCCAGAACTCGTCCAACGGCTTGCCGAGATCGTTGAGCAGTGTCTCGATGGTGCGAGCGAAGGGAGAGACCATCTCCTTGGCCTCGTCACCCCCGCTGGAGGCGTGGGCCGCACCGTTGCGCATCTCGGTCAGCAGATCAAGCTTCGCATCTGCCTGGAGCACTCCGAGGCGACGGAGGCGGGTGATGGTGTCCTTGGCCCCGACGGTGCGGACCTTGTCCATGGGCAACTCAAGATCGCCGCCGAAGTACAGCAGCATGTCCGGGTTGCGGATCTCGGTGAGGTAGGTCGGGTTCTTCGAGACCAAGACCGCCTTGCCGAGCTTCTCGACGGCGACACCGGCTTGGAGAGCGAACTCGCCGTAATCCGCGCGCCCGTGTTCGTCCATGGCCTTGTGGGCGGACTTCCTTGCGCCCTTAAAGAAGCTCTCGAAGGAGAGTGATTCGTCCATGGATGGACGGTAACGGGGGTTGGACTACAGGGGCGACCGAATTGGAGACCCAGCCCTGGGTGAACCACACCAGGGAGGCCCGGCGGCTGGGAAAGCCCCGACTACGCAAATCGGGGCTAACAGCTACATGCTTGCGGCATCAGGATCGTCTTCCCCCAGCTCCGATCCTGATGGATCTAGGTGCCAGAGCACCTCTTCGGCGGCGCTGAGATACCGTTCGCCGTTCTGATCCACGAGCGGGAGACGAGATGGGATTCCCGCTGCTGCCAGCTCGTGGCTCTTCAAGGTGAACTGGCACACGAAGCAGATGAAGAAGCCGGGCTCGGACTTTCCTGGATTGTCCTTCCAGATGAGTACGGGTGGTCCAGCCACTACGAGAGCAGTGTTGTGACACGCGGGGCAGTCGTAGGGGAGGAAGACGCTCGGTGATCCGTCGCGTGGAATCTGGAGGCCGTACGTCAACTGCGGCCGTGTCGCGACGTAGCTCTCCAGGGCTGCGGGCGGAAGGTCTTCGAATCGGTTCTTGAGCCGGTAACGAGCCTGCTCGATACGTCGGGCAACCTCTCGTTCGACCTTCTCGTACAGATCATTGAGAGTGATCGAAACGACAGCTGACCAGTCACCCCAGTACGGGGCTTGGCCCGTCTGGGTGTGCTCAAGCAGGCGATTGGTCACTCGGCTGAAGACCGTAAGCCCATCGAACGTCTCGTCGGCCGAGGCGCTGAGATGGGCCACGCCGTTTCTCAGCTCGATCAGCTCGTCCAGCTCGGGGTCGCTCGGCGGGAGGACACCCATTTGCCGAAGCCGGCCAATAGCTTGTGCCGCCCCGATCGTGCGCAGCTTGGACGTGTGCCGAACACCGGTGAGGTGGAAGAGCGTGTCGTCCTTCCCCTTCATCTCCATCAAGAGGAAGGGGCTCTTGTGGGCAAGAGCCGCCTTGGCGAGGCGTTCGATGCTCACACCAGCGTGAAGGAGGAAGGTCTCCTCGTCCTCCTCGCTGTGAGACGCCATCGCTGAGTGAGCGAACTTGCGAGCCCCCGCGAGGAGGGTCTCGAAGCTCAGCGGATCGTCCATATTGGGACGTTAGCGCCACCTCCACTACAGGCGCGACCAGTTAGCTGGGTCGCTCAGTCGTGAAGCTCCGGGTGGGCCTGCCCGTTGCCCCCAGCGTGGGAGTGCATGTGCTGGTGCTCCTCCGCCGGGACGAGCTGGGCCCGCAGAGAGGCGTTCTCGGCCTCCAGAGCCTCCGTGTGGCGTCGGGTGAAGTGCAGCTCCAGGACGGTGTCCTTCAGCTCCTGGACGAGCTGCTCGGCGGTCATCTGCATGGTGTTCTCCTGGGTGCGGTTCAGCCCCGTCAGGCCAGGGCGAGGGTGGTGACGGTGCCGGACGAGCCCTTGTACATCAGGGCTCCGGCCTCGACGTAGAGCACGCCGCCGCTGGAAGGGGTGGTGGTGGGTGAGGTCGTCGCGTTGGCGATGGCGATGACTCCCACGCCCGAACCGGCCGAGGTGGTGTTGTTGACGAACAACGTGGTGCCCACCGACAGCGCGGTGTCGGTCTTGATGCGGCCAGCTGCCGACCGATAGAGGTTCGCGTCGCGCGTTCCCGAGCCGGAGCCCCACTCGATCTTCCCGTCCACGTACGTCACGTGGCGGTTGACGGTGTCGCCAGAGACCATGCCCTGGTACGACCGGGCCGTTGCGTCTGTACCGATCACCAGGAGGGCCTGGCCGCCCGTGGCGGTCGGCAGGACCGTCAGGGCCACACCGCTGGCTCGGGTGATCTGGAGTCCGCCTGCGGTCCCAGAGGTCCCGCCCATCGAGACCAGGCCGGTGGCCCGGTTGATGACGAAGGGGGTGTCGGTCAGCGTTCCGGTGTCGTCGTATCGGGCGATCTGGAAGTTGCTGCCCGCATTGGAGCCGGACTCGGCTTCCGAGGTCGAGCGGATCTTCCAGCGGGTGTTGACGCCGTCTACGTCGTTGGCGAAGACGATGGGCTTTTCAGTGCCGGCCGCCGCCGACAGTCGGAACTGCTGGCCGTTGGAACACCGGACGATGAAGTCCGCCAGGTTGGTGAGGATCTTCGTCTTGTCCAGGCCAATGGTGCCCGTGGTCTGGTCGGCGAAGAGCACCTCGAAGCGGCCCTGGAGGGCACCGGTGGAGTCCGGGACCTCGATCTCCCAGTGCGCGTGGATCGAGCCGTGGTCGTTCGCCTCGTAGTGCGCTCCGGTCCACACCCAGGGCTTCCAGGTGGTTCCGACCGGATCGCGCGTCGTGCCGTCGTACAGCCCGGACGGCCCGTACCAGGCCGTCATCGCCTTGGCGTCCTTGCGCATCAGGAAGTTGCGGATCGTCTCGCCGAACGAGTAGTAGTTCGCTCGCTGGTACGAGTACAGGTTGATGCGCCCGGTGCCGTCCGTACCGCCGCTGACGTCGTCGCTCGGGTAAGACGAGTTGACCGTCAGGCCGGTGGCCGTGCCCGAGTTCTGATACCCGGCGGGGAGCGACGACGCCGGGCTCGGAGCCGTTCCGACGCGCAGGGAGTCATCGGTGCGCAGCACGTTCGCGGCGCCCCTGTAGAGGTTGATGTCCCGGCCTCCCGAGCCACCGTCGCCCAGCTCGATCTTGCCGTCGCCGAGGATGACGATGCGGCCCGTGGAGTCACCGCTGACCCGGCCGTCGAAGTACCGGTTGGCGGAGGAGCCCAGGATGCCTGCGTAGGCCGCGAAGCTGATCGTGCTGGAGGTGGTCTGGATGGCCTCGATCGTGTGGCGGGAGCCCGCCTCGGTGACGTCCAGGCGGGCGGCAGGGGCCGTGATGTTGCCGATGCCGATGGCACCGGTCGAGCGCTTGATGAAGATCGGGCTGTCCGTGAAGGTGCCCGAGTCGTTGTACCGGTTGATCCGGAAGTCGCCGCCGACATTGGAGCCGGACTCCGCCGTGGAGTCGGTCTGGAGGCCCCACCGCTTGCCCGCCGGGTCCGCCATCGTGCTGGTCGAGAAGTAGATGTTCTTCGCCGTGCCAGCACTCGCACCGACCTGGAGAGACCCGTTGTCCTCGGCGATGACCACGTCCGCCGCGTTCATCTTGAGGAGCGTCCGGTCCATGCCGAAGGTGCCGGTCGTGGGGTCCCAGATCCTGATCTCGAAGCGGGTCTGGAGGTCACCGTTGGAGTCCGGAGCTTCGACCGACCAGTGGCCGTGAGCCGGCCCAGGGTCGTTCGGGTCGTAGTGCGCGCCCATCCAGAACCACGCGGTGTCGTCCCCGACAGGGTCACCGCTGCCGTCGTACGACTCGGGGCCGTACCAGGCGATCATCTGCTTGGAGTTGTGCTTGCGCGAGCGGATGCGGATGACCTCGCCGTAATGGGCGTACGAGGTTCCGTCGGCAGCCAGGTGCTGGGCCCGTTGGTACGACTCCAGCTCCAGGCGGCCCGTGGAGTCGTAGGTGTTCTCTCCGCCATCGAAGCCGGAGGACAGCTTCAGGGAGTTGCGTCCGAGTGAGCTGACACCGGCCGAGGCAGATACCACCTGGATCAGCTCGGTGCCGCCGTTCAGGGTCAGCGTCCCCGTCAGCGTTCCGCCGGTCAGGTCGAGCTTGTTGGTCTGAAGGTCCGTGATCGAGTTGCCCAGGTCGGTCGCCTGCATCAGCACACGACTGGAGAAGCCGAAGTCCATGTACAGCGTGGTGACGCCGTCCGGGCCGTAGAACCCGATCACCGAGTTGGAGTCCGAGGTCACCGTGGTGATTGGCGTGCCACTGAGGTCGGTGAGGTCGGTGAGCGAGGTTCCGCCGGTGAGGGCGTCGTAGACCGTGCCGACCGAGCCGGGCCGGAGCTTCATGTCCTCGCCGACCTGCTCGACGGTGACATCAGCAGGGGAGAGACCGAAGAGGTGCCTCATGGCCCCCTCCTTCCTTCAGAGTTGCGGGAGGGGGTCAGGCGGCTTCGATGATGCCGCTGATCGTGAGGATGTCGCCGGTCCGGATGTTGAAGGGGTCGTTGGTGTAGAGGTTCCGACCGGCCACGGCCGAGGTCGCGGAGGTGCTGTCGGACACCGTGATGCGCAGCCGGGCGATCTTGTTGGCGGCTTCGGTGGGGAAGACCACCGCCTGCCCGACCACGAAGTCGTTGCCGTTGGCGAGTGTCTGGGAGAAGGAGAAGTTCAGGACCTCCCGGGTCGCGCCCTGCACGCTGAACGGCAGCGTGACGCGGATCGGGTCCGCGTACGCCGGAGGGTTGCCGGTGGGGATGAGGTAGATCTTGACCCAGTAGAGGTTGCCGGAGACGCGCTTGTACCGGCCGATGTTGGTCGAGCCGGAGCCCCAGTTGATGACGGTGCCGCCCGCGTCCCACACCGGCGTGTAGGTCTGCGCGGCGGGGTCCTCGGCGGTGCCCAGGAACTTCCAGCTCGTTCCGTCGCCCAGGTAAATGTCCGAGCCGTTGTCTATGTGGAGCTGTCCTCGCACGGGCGGACGGCGGTAGGCGGCGCTTCCAAAGACCGCCGGACGGCCTACGAACCACCGGACGTCCGTGACCCCCGACGGGGGCACGACAGACGCTCCTGCGGCCACTGTGACTCGCGCGAGGGGGATCTCCCAGGTGCCGTTGAGAGTCTGGGTGAGGGACGGGAAGCTCGTTCCGCCGGTCTTGTACTGGACTGTGATGGCGTCCGCTGACGGGTCCCGGCGCAGGACGATCAGGTCGTTGCGGGCTGAGCCGCCACCGGAGTTGGTGGGGACCGAGACGTTCAGCGAGGCGCTGTTGGCGTAGTAGGTCCCCTGGACCCACGCCTCACCAGCGGCTACGGCCACGGTGGAGGAGTTGGAGCCAGTGACCTTGAGTTCGGTCCCGTTCTCGCTGGTCGCGAAGACCCCGTCGACCTGAGCCATGCGGAACATCGAGGACCACTGATCCTCCGTGGCGATGTCGGACGAGCCGAACGGGAACGACGACTGCGTCATGGTGACCTCCTGGTCAGGCGGGTTGGCGGGTCTCCACACGACGCAGCCGGTCGAAGATCTTGCGGATATACGTCATCTGCCGGGCGATGGCGTCCTGGTTGTCCGTGGAGTCCGAGGAGCCGATGACGGCCCTGGCGGTGTAGCCGCCGTCCGAGGCGTACGTGATGTTGACCTCGCGGACCACGTCCGAGACGAAGTCCTGCTGGACCTGGCAGGTGACCTTGTCGCCGACGGTGTAGTCCACGCCGAACTGGAGGCCAGGGGTGTCGATCGGGTTCATCGTCAGGTTGCCCTGGGCCGCTCCGGAGGTCAGCGCCTCGTCGGCGGCCTGGTCCATCTGCGCCGTCAGGTCGACGGAGGCCGAGTCCACGTCGGTCTTGTCGACGAACTGCTCGATCCACGGGCCGGGGAAGGCCGCGTCAGCCCGGGTGTAGACGCTCACCACGCGGGGGCTCGATGCCCCACCGGCAACCACGACGGCCTTCGTGCAGGTCGGGTAGGTCACGGAGTACGAGGCGTCCGTCAGGTTGCCCAGGCCGAAGGTGAACTTCGCAGAGGTCGAGAGGTCGGCCGGCTCGTACACCTGGAATTGGAGGTTGCTTCCGACCTGGACGATCCGGAAGCCCAGACCAGCGGTCTTGGCGATGTCCTGGAGGACGCTCAGCAGGTTGTCGAACTGGTTGACCTGGCGAGTGATGCTGATGCCGTGGCCGCCGTTTGTGGCCAGCGTGAGGTTGCTGATCTTCCGGGCAGCCTGGGCACCGGGGCCGATGTTCAGGTTGACCAGGGACCGCATGGCCGTCTCGGCCACGACCCCGGAGATCTTGTACACCGAGTCGGTCTGGGAGCCGGGGGCGGAGGCCGGGTTGGGCCAGCAGGTGGCACCCGCCAGGAGCGCCATGTCGTCGACCCCGTTGATGATCAGCTTGCCGTTGCCGCCGTCCGAGCTGGAGATCGTCCAGTTCGGCTCCCTGATCGAGCCGGACATCAGCACGCTGGACCCGCGTGTGATGACCAGGCCGTTGCCCGGCACCATGAAGTCCGCCTGCGGGGAGTCGGCGCTCATGTCGATCACGAAAGCGCCGACGGCGTTGAAGCGGGGGATCATCTGGAGCGAGCTGTAGTCGGAAAGCACGCCAACGAGGTCCAGGCTGCTGTCGCGGATCAGGATGGTGACCGGCTCAAGGAAGGCCATGGCGCTCCTTACGCGGTCAGGTAGCGCGGCCGGTAGTCGACCTGGACCTTGGTGTCGTTGTCGGTGCCGACCAGCGTCAGCGCGACGTCGTTCTCCCCGGGCTCCAGGCCCCACAGGACTGAGTCCGTGGAGAGGTTGGGCCACCAGTTCGTGGAGCCGCTCAGGACGGCCGTCTGGAGCCGTTCACGGGTGTCGATGACCAGCACGTCACTGGAGCCCAGCGAGGCCGTCACGGAGAAGCTCTTGCCGGTGGTGTTGTTGGTGATGTCCACCGAGGTGGCCGGTCCGTGGATCGTCCAGATCGGGAACCCCACGTCGTCGCCGGGGTTGTCGATCGTGACGTCACCGAGGACCTGGGAGTCACGCACCACCAGAGGCAGGAGCGGGAAGAAGCTCCCGCTGGCCCCGGCGGCGAACTCCAAGTGTTCGGTGTCCCCGAGCCAGTAGGGGCTGGGGCAGGAGAACGTTAGGCCGACGGTCTGCCAGCGCAGGCCGGAGGTGTCCTGGCCGAACTCGCCCTCCGCGCCGGAGGCGTAGTACGCCTCGATGGTCCGGAAGGAGCCGTCCCGCTCGGTGGCCGTGATGGTGCCGGGCCCGAGCTTCGGGCTGAGCGTCCGCAGGAAGGACCGCTTACGGTCCACGAAAGACACTCGGCTCGTGTCGAAGAAGATGACCGGCAGCATGATCTCCCGGGCCTGGGCCCGGACGCCCCTCAGTGCGTTGCCATCGATACCTGGAGAGGTGTCCGTGTAGAAGTCGTACGCGGGCATGTCGAAGCCCCGGATGCCGGGCTGGAGCATCCAGCCGGTCTCCCAGTCGCTCAGGAGCGTGGAGCGCCCCTGAGCGTCCGTCCAGGAGACCCCTGGCACCTCCAGAGGGAAGACCGGAGGCGGGTTGTACCCGTCAGGAGTCGTACCGGAGGGTCGAACGAAGATCGGCATTCATACCCTCCGGTACGCACTAGTAGACGATCTGCGCGCCGTACAACGCGTTGTGATCCCTGGTGGCGTCCAGCACCATCTGCCGGGTCGGCTTGTCCGTGACGTTCGCGTTGAAGATGACGTCCCGAACCTGTCCGGCTCGGCTGGCCGGCTCGATCTGAACACCGTGCTGAACGGCTACCGCCATGCGGTTTGCGCTGGACACGACGGCCGCGTGGGTGGCGTCGATGCCCATGACCAGGCCCTTGGCCACGTTCACGCCGATGTCGGCCATGACGCGGGACGGGGACTTGATCTTCAGGGCCTTTTTGATGGCCGCCTGGATCGCCTTGGCCAGGGAGGACATCGAGTCCTCAATGGACTTCTGCTGGGCCTTGAGCCCGGTCAGGAAGCCCTTGCCCGCCTGGCTGCCCGCGTCGTACATGATGTCCGCTGCGGAGTTGCCGTACGACGAGCTGACCTTGGCGATCTGGGCCTGGGTGCTGTTCAGCGCCTTGAGCTGGTCCGGAGTCGCCTTCACCAGAGCGGCGGCGTAGGCCGCTCCGCCGTCCGGGCCAGACGCGATGAGCTGGCCGATCAGCGCCTTCGACAGGCCCATCTTCGCGAGCTTGGAGATGTTGGCCGAGAAGGACTTGAGCTGGCCCAGGCGGACGTTCAGGCCCGAGAGGATGCCCCCGGCGTCGAAGGTGTTCCCGCCGTTCGGCAGGGACGTCACCGACGCGAACGACAGCCCGGCGGCCTTCTGGTCCTTGGCCATCTGCTGACCCGCCGCGAGGACCGACGCGACCTTGTCCCGCTTGGCCGCTAGTTCCAGCAGCTTCTTGGTCTGCTGGCCGAGCATTACGGCGAGGCGGTTGTCCGTGGACCCGCTGAAGGTGGCCCAGATGTCCTTGGCCAGCGCGGCCGACGCGGACTTGATCTGGTCCCGGGAACCGGTGAGTCCCTTGATCAGGCCCGCGCCGATCTCCTTGGCCAGGGCCTGCATCTTCTTCGAGGGGCTGGCGATCTGGAGTTCCGTCCGGACACCTGCCTCGACGGCAGATGCCATGACCCGGGCAGCGTCGTTGACCTTCGACGCGCTGTTCGTCATGCCGCTCGCCAGGCCGTTGGCGACCTCCGAGCCGGCGAGCCCGCCGGACGCCAGGCGGCTGATGCCCAGCGACCCCTGGTTGACGCTGTTCAGGAACGCCATGCCGTACTTGGCGACGCTCTTCGCACGGACCACGTACTCGCCGTTGGACAGCATCGCCGGGATCGAGTCGGAGGTGCCCGTGCCGGGACCGGAGATCGGACCGCCCTGCGCCTTCAGGACCGTGCCCGTCCCGGGCTGCGGGCCGACGCTGACGTACTTCGAGTAGATCGTGACCGTCTTGCCGGTCACTGAATCGATGTCGCGCTTGGCCTGCCGCACCTTCGCCTGAAGGTCAGTGATCTGCGCCTTCAGCGCGGCCTGCTTCTCCGGCGGGACCGTCGACAACTTCGCCTTCGCCGCAGCGATCTGCTGGTTCCAGTTGTCGATGTTCATCTTCAGCTTGTTCGCGGCCAGGCGCGGACCGACCTTGTCGGCGAACGCCTGCGACTTCTGCTCGGCCGAATGCAGGCCGGTGATGAACGCGTTCTTGAAGGTGTCGAAGTCCTTGTTGGCCTGCTTCAGCTTGCCGCCGATACCGGGAATCCAGCCGAACGCCTTCGCCGCACCCGAGATGATCCCGTCCAGCGCGGTGAGGACACCGGTCGCCATGAGTCGGAAGACCTGGATGACGTGCGGGACGTTCTTTATGACTACCCCGACGAAGCTGATGATCGCGCTGCTGGCCTGCCGCGTGAATTCCGTCGTGGCCTGCTTGTTGTCCTTCAGCCAGGACGCCAGGCGTTGGAGTGGGCCCACGGCGTCGTCGGCCTTGCGGAAGCTCGGCCACAGGGACTCCATGACGACCTTGGCTACATTGCCAGCGATGTCCGCGACCTGGCCAAAGACGATGCTGACGATGCGGGCTGCACCGCCGACTTCGCCGAAAACGGGCTTGAGGTAGTGCACTGCTGTGCCCAGCGCCGAGAACGCCTTGGTTCCGTTGTCACCCGCCGACTCGAAGATCTCCTTGAGCGCCGGGCCCACGCTGTCGGCGATGTTGCCGACCAATTCACCGAGGGCGGGCAGCACCTTCTTCAGGGCGTTGAACAGGCCGGTGAACATGTCGGCCGAGCCCTTGATGCCGCCCTTCAGGCCCTGGAAGAAGCCCGGCAGACCCTTGCTGAGGAGTCCGCCGATGCCGTCGCTGAACGCCTTCAGCGTGGGTCCGCTGGCCGCGCCGAAGTCCAAAAGGCTTCGGACGAAGGGACCCAAAGAGTGGGTCATGTCGCGGACGAAGCCGGTGCCCAGCTTCAGGTTCTTCGCGAAGTCGGCCTGGAACCCAGAGTCCTTCATCAGCCGGGTCACGCCGTCGGCCGCGTCGCCGAAGACGTCGGCCATGTCGGTCATGGCGTCACCGAGGATGCGGACGATCGGGTCAGCCGCCTTCACCGCCTTGGTGAACGCGGGCAACATTGCCTTCTGGACCTCGCGCCCGATCGGGGCGAACTCCTTCTTGAGGCCAACGACGGCTTTGGTAAACGCGCGCTGCTCAGGGCTGAGCCCCTTGAGGGCTTCTTGGTACTTCTTCTGGTCCTGGCCCGCCAGGACCAGGGCATCGCCGACTCCGCTGAAGGCGAGCTTCAGGGTGCCCGCACCCAGCGCGGCACCCGCCATCATCGGCACCAGGGCACCGATGGCAGGGAGGGCGGTGATGCCTGCGGCGACGCCGACGCCCATCAGAGCCCCACTAAGGCCCCCTCCACCACCGGACGAGCCGATGGCCGAGCTGGCCCGTGAAGCGGCTCCAGAGGCGTCGTCAGCGGCCCGGCGGAAGTCGAGCAGACCGCTCTGATCGCTGTCCGTCCGGACGTTGACCGTGATGGTCTGCGGCCGGGTCAGCTCCGCCATCCGGGCCCGGTACTCCGCGAGTGAGGCCCGGTCAAGGGAGAGCTGGACCCGAGCCTCGGGCATGTTCCGCAGCTCGGTCGAGATCTCCGCTCGCACGGCCCTGGCGAAGCCCCGTCCGATACGACGACCTGAGCCGGCCGCCTGGGCCTCCGCTCGGTCCAGAGCCCGCTGGAGGCCCGTGTTGACGCCGGAGAAGTCGAGCGCCCGGGTCATGGACCGGGAGAGGGTCTCTCCCAGCTTCCGGCCCAGGCGCTCCATCACGGGCGTCAGCGCGGCATCGGCCTGGGAGGCGAAGCCGGAGATGTCGGGGACGATGCTCGCTTCGACACGGCCCACGTTGGTGGCCATCGCCCCTCCGATTCAGTTATCGGGCGGGGCCTGGCCTTCACCGTCAGGAGGTCGCTGTCGCTCAGCGGCCAACCGTTGGTGTTCTGCGCGGGCAGCCGCCAGCTTCTTTGCGTACTCGGTGTCCTGGGAGCCGGGCTTGGTGGCCGCGATGAACTTGCGGGCCCGCTCTACTCGCGCGAGGGCAAGCTCTCGATCCGCCTCGACCTGTTCGGGGGAGCGGAGGTCCGGCGGTTCCCACAGCGGGAGATCAGGGGCCTTGCCCTGGAGCTGCCCGGCGGTCCAGGTGATGCGGGCCTGGAACTGCAAGAGGGCGAGGATCTCCCGCAGCATGTAGTCCGATTCGGTCCAGCGACGGTGCCCGTGGTCACCTGCCAGGACGGACCGGGTCATCGAGTCGTACGGGAGGCCGAGGAAGAACTCCGACAGCTCCAGCCACGACATGGTCCCGGTGCCGGACTCGTTCCGGTGGAACTCGTTGAGGGACCGCCCGGGGAAGTACCGGGCGATGTCCGCTCGAAGCTCGGAGGGGTGCTCCTCGATCACTCCGAGGAGCTGGTCGATTCCCCCGGGCTCACACCGGAGTCCTTCTGAAGCTCCTCGAAGATGTCCACCAGGTCACCGACGGTGAGCCCCAGCTCGAAGAGCTGCTTCGTCTTCTCCTTGCCGAGCAGGATCTCGGTCTGGGCCGTCAGGTCGTTCATGTCGTCCAGTGCCCTGATCTGCTTGTACGTCGCGATCGGGAGCCAGTTGAACATGGGGAAGACGAACTTCTCGTCCTCCAGGATCACTTCCAGCTCCTTGACGCCATCGGCTTCCAGGCGCTGGGCGCGCAGAGTCTCCAGCTTGATGCGCTTGCGGTTCGGCTGAGTCACGTCATTACTCCAAGTTTTCACAGGTCAACGCGGGTCTTCACTGGCCGAGACGTAGACCCGCGACAGGACGCCTCGGCCAGTGGATTGAGGGGGCGCATGCTGATTTCACGGTGCTGACGGTGAACCACTGCGCATCCGGGGTCAGGCCGGGAGAGCGACCTGGCCGAGCATGTACGAGACCGCGCTGACGCCGGAGGCAGCCGCCAGGGCGGTGAACGTCAGGTCGTAGCTGACGTTCGTGTCCGACTTGTAGACGAGGTCGCCCTTCGCGGTGACCTCGGCACGGGCGACGATGATCCGCTTCGGGTAGTCGCCGTCGATGATGTCCATGCCGAGCGCGTAATACAGCGGCTCCGGGTCCTGCGGCTCGTTGAACGAAAGGAACTGGGTCGCGCCGGTGCCCGACGAGGTCATGTCGGCGAGGTCCACGCCGTAGAACAGCGAGGCGGTCTGCGCGCTCGTCTGCTCACACAGGATCTTGAAGGTGTTGGTCCGGTTGGTGATCGAGGTCCGGACGGGACGCTTCTCGCCCCACGCCTTGAACTCCTGGCGCTCCTCGTTCAGGGACTCGGTCAGGCCGTCCTCGGTGCAGTAACCGAGGTCGATCCATCCCGTTCCCCAGGCGGAGTACGGGTCGGTGGGTGCGGTGGTGCCGACCGGGGCCACGTAGACCGCGCCCTCGACGCCAACCCGCACCTGCGTGTTGTCAGCAGACATGGATTCTCCTGTGGTTGTCGCCATCACGAAGACGGGCATGGCCAGTTCCGTTCAGGGCGGGAATGCCTGGAGGGCCGGTTGGCCCAGGCGTCGCGGGTCACGCAGGTCGAACGCGGAGACCGACGATGAGGCCGATCCGCGTGACGTTGGTGTTGGGCTCCTCGGGGCGAACCGCAGGACCCGTCTCCTCCCAGGTGCGCAGCACGAAGCCGCTGTCCCGGAAGGTGCCGTGCATCTGCTCGAAGGCGGCACGGACTCGGGCGACCGCGTCAGTGGCGGCCACCCGGCTGGATGCGTAGACGTCCAGGGAGAGTCGTGCCTCGTCGTGGAGGCTCCGGCCCTTGGAGGTCCTGGTGACGCGTACGCCCCCGATGCGGTTGACCCAGACGAAGGGGAGCGCCTCGGTGAAGGCGTCTCCGTCCGGCCGCACGGTAGAGGCTTGGTACCCGAGTACGTCGAGCAGGTGGTTCACGACCATCTGCTCCGTGTCCGGGAAGACCAGAGAAGTCAGGAGAGTGGTCACCGCGGCCTCCTGGTCCTGCTACTCGGCCGGGGTCTTACCCCGGCGCTTGGAGGGCTCCTGAGGGGCGTCGGCGGGCTGGACGACCTCGGGGAGCCGCCCGAGCCTCAGCACGGGCTCAGCGCCCTCCAGGTGACCGATGCCGCTCTCGACGAGATTCCTGACCTCGTCGTCGCGGACCTCGACCACGTCACCGGGCCGATGGCCCCTGTACGGGAAGGCGAGCTTCAGGTTGGCCATGGATCAATCCCTTGCGGCATCGAGAGCAGTGGCGATGGTGTGGTGGGCGGCTTCCTCGCGGGTGCCGAGTTCGACGTACACGGAGTAGTCCAGGTCGGAGACCACGAGGACCGAGCCGGCCGGGCCGTCCTCGGCGTGGATCGAGTCCCGGAAGCGGCCGGACTCCACCGGAGCGGAGGTCTGGGCCACATCCACTACCTGGGCGGCCCGCTGGTGCAGGTCGGCTTGGACGAAGTCCTCGTGGACCAGGAACTCGATGGCCGCCTGGTCGGGCTTGAAGACGCCCATCAGCCCGTCACCTCGCGCAGGACCACCTGGATGTGGTCGAGCATGGAAATCGGCCCGGAGCCCTTCTGGCGTCTGGGCTTGCCGTAGACGTCGTAGGTGACCCCGTCGACCTCCGCCCGGTCGGCCGCCGTGACAACGGCCTCGGGAGGCAGGAAGCACTCCAGCTCTGTGACGAGCTGGTCGCCCTGCTGGACGGTCTCGGCGGAGCTGAGGGGCTGCACCCGGGCCCGGTACGTCGCGTGCTCGGCTTCGGACCAGTCGACGACCCGGTTGTTGTGGCGGTCCCTCGTGGCCTCAGGCCGGGTCAGGACCGTCACGTCGTGCGTAGTGAGGAGCAGCACGGCTCACCCCCAGACGATCGGGTACACCGAGAGGAGCCCGTGCACCTGGAGGAGGTCCAGAAGATCCGGGGAGACCCTCTGGGTCTTCCCCATGCCGTTCGTGCCCTTGAGGGCCCGCGAGATCGTCTGGTTCCCCAGGGTCATCGTGGAGACGTTGGCGTTGGCCCCCGTCTCGTCGCTCAAAGCGCTGATGTACTGCGCCTGGAGGCAGACAGCCTCCTTGAGCACAGCCGTGAGTGCGGTGTCTGTCGGGAGGCCGTCCTCGTCGGTCTCGTACACAGCCCCGATGAGGAGCTGGTCGAGTTTCGTGGAGGCGCGGTCCAAGAGCCGGGAGGCGTTGACCGGGACCGGGTCGGGATCGAGGAAGTCCGTGAACTCCTCGACCGTGGCGTAGGCCATGGTGCCTCCCCTCAGAGAGTCAGGCAGGCGACCGTGACGCTCGTGACGGCCGACAGGTCGACGAACACGGTGTCCGTACCGTCCGGCTGGTCGTAGCTGTCGCTGAACGGCCCGAAGAACTTCTCCGCTCCGGCGGCCACCGTGGCGGTGGGAGCCGTGACGGCCTGGCCCTCGACGGTGGCCCCGATCTTCAGGGTCACGGTGATCGAAACCCCCGAGGCGTTCTTGACGTGGAGCACCTGCTTGCCGCTGCTGCGGAAGGAGACGCCCACCGCGTCGGGGGTCACGTAGGTCGCCAGCAGTCCCGTGGTGGCGAACCGCTGGGGGGTCAGCGCGGTACGCGCCATGGTGGTCCTCCTGGACTATTCGGCGCTGTGGAAGCGCTCGATCAGAGCCGCCAGGGTGAGGCTCTCGGCCTCTTCCTGGCCCGCTCCCTGATGGGCGGCCCAGGTCACCCAGTCGGCCTTCGAGGAAGCCTTGTTGGGCTTCTTCGGGGGCTCCTGGGCGGCGGGCTCCTCGGCCGGCTCAGCGAGAGACGACCCGTCGGGGTTGACCCGGACGAGCCGCCCCTCCTTCTCGTCGCGGGCGTGCTGCTCACGGAGCGGGAGATCCATCTCCCACATGTGGCCGCCCTCGCCCTTGAAGTGCGCTGTCTGAGCCATGGGTCAGGTCCCCCGGGGCACCTTGAACGCGGTGATCTTGCCGGTGTGAGCCGCCTCGATGTCCACGTTCAGGACGTTGCCGGACTGGAGGAACCGCGAGCTGGACAGCGGGCCGATCCAGGTGACGCCGGTGGTGGCGGTCACGGTGGCCGTCAGGTCGCCCTGCCCGCCGCGCCAGGCCGGAGGGTTGGTCCCGCCCGCCTTGATGGTGACGGTGTGGTCCGAGCTGTGGGTGTTGGTGACCCGGATGATGATCTCTTCCGGGTGCGTCGCGGCCACGCCGATGGAGTGGTCGTTGGTGGCGTCGATCGTGGTCCCGGCGGGGTCGGCCAGCGAGCCGTTACCCACAAGGACGGAGAGCGGCACGTCTGTACGAGCCATGGTGATTACCTCTCAGAGTTGGAGACGGGCGACCGTCAGGTCCGGGACGCGGTCAGGACCGCGAGGGCGTCCGGCCGGATGACCTTGGCCCCGTACAGGTGCAGGCCGCGCACCGCCGAGGCGAACGTGGTCTGGAGACGCAGCGTCTCGACCTCGGCGACCTGGTCGGCGAAGGAGATGGCACCGTTGACGCCTGCCGTCACCGCGTAGTCGTCGCCGGTGATCAGCGGAACGGCGTTGCTCATGAGCACGGCGAACCCGGCGGCGCGGCCGACCTGGCCGTTGAGCAGCGGCTCGGTGGAGCCGGACTTCTCGGCGTTGATGAAGTTCGCGTTCTTGAGCAGCAGGCCGTGGTACCACGCGGGCACGACGACGTACCGGCCCTCGGTCTCGACGTTCGCCTCGTCCAGCTTGACCTTGAGGTCGACGAGGCTGTTGTAGGCGATGTCGCCGGTGGTGACGGCGGTGGTGCTGATGACGTTGACCGCCTGCGCCTGGGTGTAGAGCCCGGCGACGTAGGTGTCAGCGTCCTCGGCCATCTTGAAACCGGCGTTGGCCATGCGCTTGGGCATCTCGTCGCCCGCCTGCGCCTTGTCGACGTCGTCCACCTTGAAGGCGAACATCTTGCTCTGGTCGACCTTGAGGGTCATCTCGGCGTCGGGCAGGTCCTCGTACGTGATGGTGTCACCGCTGCTGTACGAGCGGACGGTGACGTCGCCCAGCATCTTGATGTGGACGGTGTCGCCGATCTTCTTGATCTCGCCCTCGTAGTCGTGGTTCACGATCTGCGGACCGGCGTAGACCAGCTTCTTGCGCAGGGCGGTCAGGGCCTCAGCGGCCCACACCTCGGGCTTGAACACCATGGGTTACTCCTGGGTGTCTCGATGGGGATGGACCCGGCGTCGTGCGTGAGCCGGGGAGATGACGAGGCCGGGTCCGTGGGGCCCTGTACGCGTCTCGTCAGGAGGCGAGGTAGTCCTTCAGGAGGCCGTCCTCGCGGGCCTTGACCAGCGCTCCGGGGTTGGTCTCGGACAGGTGCTTCACCTCGGCGGCAGTGAGCTGGCGCTTGCCAGTCGTGCCGCCCGCCATGTCGACCCCGCCCTTGGCGGGGACCTGGGGAGCGGCGGCCTGTGCCTTCAGCCGGGCGTTGCCCTCGACGGCGTTCTTGATCGCCGTGTCGACGTTGGCCGCGAAGGTGTCGGCGGACGGGTCGAGCTTGCTGATCGCCCTCACGAAGGAGGCCGAGTCGAGCAGGGCGTCCGGGTCGGCTCCGTGCTTGCCCGCCGTCTGGAAGACCGCGAGCTTCACGTTGGCCTCACGGGCCTGCTGGTCGGACTCCTGGGCCTTCTGGGCGATCTGCTCGGGGGTGAGCTGCTTCTCCGCGCCGCCGAAGAGCTTGGCGAAGTTGTCCATGAAACCGGAGAACTTGGTCTCCATCTCGGTGCGCTTGGTCTTCTCGGCGTCGACTTCGGCGCGGAGGTTCTCGACGAGGCGCGCGGCCTTCACGGGGTCGAACTCGCCCTCGAACTTCGGGGCCTTACCGGTGCCGTCACCCTGGCCACCTGAGCCGACCGGAGGGCCTGCCGGGGGCTGCGAGGGGTTCTGGGTCTCCGGGGCCTTGCCCGGGTCTCCTGTGCTCTCTTGGGGATTCTGCGGCTGTACGGGAACGGACATGACGTCGTCCTCCTTGTGACGCTCGTCGAAGGGCCTGGTCGCGCCTTGGCGGCCTGGCGGGGATTACTGCGGGGGCTGGGCCGGCTGGGGCACGGCGGGCACTGCCGCCGGGGCCTTGTCCGGCCGTTCGGCCAAGATGCGGTCGGTCTCGACCTGGATCTGGGCCTTGGTCCATGTCGGGTGCAGGGTCTGCACCCGCAGGAAAATGGACATCGCCTCGGCAACTGCCAGCAGGGACAGCGTCTGTGCCTGCTCCTGCATCGAGGGCTGGACGGCGACGGGGAACGCCACGTCGATCCCGGCCTCCGGCTTGGACTGGGTGCCGAACACTTCGCGGCTGATGCCCAGGAGGGTCTGGAAGAGCTGCTGGAGGGCGGGACGCCAGTACAGGATCTTCTGGCCCCGGGTCGTCAGCGACTGCTCCTTGCGGGCCTGGATCTCGGTGGCCGTCACGGCTGCCACATCGCCCTTGCCGCCGAAGCTCTGCACCGAGTAACCCGCGCTGGAGACGATCTGATCGAAGAGCGCCTCGACGGTGGCCTGGTGCTCGGCGACCCGGATGGCGAACTGGTTGAGGACGAGGTCCTTGCCGTCAGCGCCGCCCATCATGCCCTCGACGCCCACGAAGACCTCGCGGTCCAGGTTCAGGCGTGCGCCCTGGCCGGGGCCTTCGGTCTCCAGCATCGAACTGGGCACGATGATCCGGCTCTTGGCCAGCCGCAGATCCCGCATCCAGCTCGTCCACGCCTCGTCGAAGGCGTCCATGAGCGGTTCGATCCCGGCGAAGTCCGAGCGGCCGAGGTTCGTAGCGCACCGCACGCTCCGCCAGATGCGGTTGGGCTTGACGTTGGGGACGTAGGCCGCGGTGAGCCAGGGCAGGCTGGTGAGCATGACGCCCTCGTCGCCGTACAGGTCCGCCAGGTCCGCCGTGCCCTCGTAGGCCGACAACGGCAGGCGGTCGCCCAGCTCGGTCGGCGTGCCCTGGTACAGCCCGTACGAGATCGAGCCGATCTCGTGCATCTCCAGGAGCCGCAGCGTCACGTCGTCGTCCTGGTGGAGCACGGTCCAGAACGTGACGGCCTGGAGGCGGTCCCACGACCACGACGGGACGGCCAGCTCTGGGGCAACCGGGCAGAGCCACGGGCGGTCCGAGAGGGTCTGGTCCCACACGACCTTCAGGAAGACGCCTCCCAGGGCAGCACAGGTCTCGGCGGCCTCCCGGAGGGACGAGTGCATCCCGTCGGTCTGGAAGGCGTCCAGCTCCTTCTGGGTGGTGCTGTCCGTGGAGGTGAACTTCGGCATCTCGCTGAAGAGCAAGTTGGCGCTCAGCTCGGCGATGTCGGCGGCCACTGGGGCGTGCAGCTTGGTCCGCTGCGTCCCCGGCGTGAGCGGCGCTCCCCAGAAGGTCCGGGCGATCGTGGCCGGGCCGGACGCCCCGAGTGGCTTGTCGCTCTGGAAGAAGCCCTGGGACAAGGGCGTGGTCGCTGAGCCGGCCAGCGAGTACACCGACGTCAGCGCGTTGGTGTCGCCGCTGTACCAGGCGGACCACTCGTTCAGCTTGCGGACCACCGGGTCCAGCTCGGGAGGCGGCCATGGGCTCTCACCGCCAGTAGGCAGAGGCATCCGGGGTCACCCCCGTTCCTCGTCATGCGGCCAGCGTCAGGCCGATCTTGTGAGCCCACAGGCTCCGGGTGGTGAACAGTCCGTACCGAGCGGCGTCGACCGAGTGGTCATTGACCTTCAGCGGCTTGTCCTCGCCCAGGAGGGCAGCGCGGTCGTCCCAGGAGTAGCTGGGCATCTCTGTGATCAGGCCCTTGCACGAGCGGTGGACGAAGAACTTCCCCTGCGCCAGGAGGTCCGACACGAGCCGGATGCCGTCCAGGACGCTGTTGTCTGCGGGCACAGGGCTCAGGCCGTCGCGGTGGAGCTGCTCCTTGAACGAGGCCGCAGAGGGGTCCACAGCCACGAATGGGGGCCGGACCCTGCCGTACCCGGGGATGTCCGCCAGCCACGTTCTGAGGGCCTGCGAGGTCTCGCTCTGGGTCTGCGTACGGCGCTGCTGCCGTCCGTCGTACCGGTACTCGCTGACCGCGTACAAGCGCCTGTCCATGCCGAGGCCGAACAGCACTCCGGCCGTGGGGTTCGAGGCTCCGTAGTCGATGCCCAGCGACACCCAGCGGTGCATCTGCGGCATGAGGTCGACCACGTGGACGTCGGGGTCCCACATGTCGAAGACCGCGCCCTCGGCTGCGACCCACTCACCGAGCACGAAGCGCCGGTAGTAGAGCCCCGTGTACATCGCCTTGATGTCGGTGACGTACTGGGCCGGGAGGAACGGGTTGTCGTCGATCGTGAAGTGCCACCGGCGGACCGGGGTGTTCGGGTTGGACAGCCAGTCCCGCATCAGCCAGTGCGCGGGGTTGTCCGGGTTGGTCGTCGTGAAGAGCTTCGCGCCCTCGATGGACATGCGGCCCACGAGCTGGTCGAAGAACTCCTTGGAGACGAGCGTGGCTTCATCCAGGTACGCGCCGGCCAGGGTGATGCCCCGGAGCTTGCCCTCGGCCTTGGAGTCGTTGGCCCCGAGCACGTGGACGCGGCGGCCCAGGATCGTGGCGTACGGGGCATTGGCCGTGTAGTGGACGTGTGCCGCGTAGACGCCGGTGATCTCCGGGTCCATGAGCGGCAGGAAGAGGTTGGAGAAGACCGAGCGGATGGTCTTGCCGATCATCACCAGCTCGCCCCGCTCGGGGGCCTCCGCGACGAACTTGAGCCACCGGATCAGCGAGGCCACCGTCTTGCCCGACCGGATCGAGCCCTCCCACACGTTGATCCGTGCGGCGGACTGGATGATCGAGCGGCCCTGCTTGGGGCTGAGCGGGATACCGAAGGGGTCAGTCCGCGCCGGGATCGTGATAGTCATCAGCGCTCCCGTAGAGGCGCGTCAGGGCCTCGCCGAGGCTCCCGAGGGCGGCCTTCGCCTTGTCGGTGTCGGACTCGGAGTCGAACTCCGCCAGGCGCAGGCTCTTGTCGATGGCCGTGCTGATGGCCGCCATGAGCTTCTGCTTGTCGGCCGGAGGGGGCTCGGAGACGATCCGGGAAGCGAAGACGTTGTCCCGGCCGCCGAAGGAGTAGGCCATGTGCGGGGCGAAGAGTTGCTCCCGCATCCGCTCGGCGTCACCGATCAGCGCCTCCTGGAGACGCTGGCGTCGGTCCTTCAGATCGAGCTGACGGGCGTCAGTGGCGGCCCTGACGGCCTCCCGTGCGAAGGACAGTCCGAGGCGCTGGGAGTGGTTGGTGACGGTGCCGACGGACCAGCCCATCTGACGGGCGATCTCGTTGCGGCTGACGCCGTCAGCGTGGAGCTGACGGAGGCGCTCCTCGTCGTCATGGGAGAAGGTGCGGGCCACAGCCGGCTCACCCCCTCACATGTGCGTGGTGACGGGTGACCGGTCAGGCGCCTGACGCTCGTCATGTTGCTGGAGAGGAGGACACGGTATCGACGGTCTGGCAGGGTTAGACCGTGAACGACACAGTGCGTGGTGCGCTCGCGGTGGGCACCGGCGTCATCGCCATCGCTGTTTTGGTCTTCCTCCAGCAGCGGTATTTGATGCCCGTCCTCAGGAGCTTCTTCGGGGCTGCCGTCGAGTTGGAGCGCCGTCGTCTGCGAGCGGAGGTGCTGGGTGAGTCTCCCGAATCAGATGCCAAAGTGGATGCTGGCACAAGCACTGGTAAGTCGACGCCTGAAGAGCAGGCGGACACGCGGTTCGCCAAGCTCCTGATTGAGTACTACGCCTATGGCCTCACCCAGGCGCGTCGCAGCTTCAGCGTGAGTCTCTCGTGCTCCGTGCTCGGCGGCCTGGTGCTGATTACCGGAGTGGGCCTGGCGATCTTCAAGGCGGACAGCAATGGTGAGCAGTACGCCTCAGTCACGGCCAGTGTCGCTGGCCTGCTGACGACTGCCATTGGCACCCTGTTCCACCGCCGTGCCGATCTAGCCCTGAAACACATGGAGTCCCAGACTCAGTCGCTCCGTCAGGACATGAAGGTGGAACGCGACGCGGGGGAGGCTGTTCGTCTGCTCGGCGAGGTCGATGACCCGGCCCTCAAAGCTCATCTCCAGGCCGCGCTGATCCTCAAGTTCTCTGCCGCGAAGCTGCCCGAGTTGGGCGGCGTCCTGAAGTTGGCCAGTCCTATGCTGTCTTCTCACCCCAACGGTGCCGTCCCCGAGCAGCAGGAGAGTCCGGCGTCATGACGCTGGCGTACTCCCGGGCCTGTTCTTCAGGTACCAGTCGAGGAAGCGTTCGGTGACACCCCGGTCCCCGAAATCCTCCTTGAGGACCCGCCACATGTACGTGCTGTCGTGGCCAGAGGCGAAGGTGCTGCCTGTGGGGATCTCGGTTTCGCAGCCACAGAGGCACATGGCGGGACTAGCAGCGCTCATCGACTACTCCGGGTTCACAAGATTGTGGCGGTGGTGTCCCCCATCTTCCCTCTCCTGCTGCCAGATCATGCAGCGATGGGACGGTGGTGGCCGTCTTAGCCTGTGCGAGGGTGTGGCACCCAAGGGCAAAGGGCTCGTCATGGCCCTGGCGAACATAGGCTCTGGTCATGACAGATGACGACATGCCTGAGGACGAAGGAGTCCGCCTGTTCGCGGTGCCGATCAACGAACCCTTCGCCAGGGAGGCGGCACAAGCGCTCCAGTACTACCGCAGTCTGGCGGAGAACTGCTTTCCAGAGTCCCCGGAGCCCACCGCGGACTCTCCGCTGATGTCCGAGATCGAGATCATTCAGGGCACCCCGGATCCAGTAGGTACGGCACGAGGCTCGCTGCACGGGATGCTGCTGCAAATAGGAGAGCTGTCCTGGGATACCGCGCTTGACCATGCGCGTGCGCTGGAGCACGACATCGTGATGACGCCCCCGCCGGTTTGGTCCCCCTTGGTCCTGAGCCGCGCAGTCTTGGAGAACTGTCTCTTCTTGCATTACCTGTGCGACCCGACGATCTCCGGCGCGTTGAGGCTCGCCCGGTGTGCAGGGCTATGGCGGAGGGACGCTCAGCACTCGGAGAAGCTGGGAGCTGTCCTCGGACCCGAACATGCTCCTGAAGCAGCAGCGCTGGATGCCTACATCACGCAGGCGCTCACAGACGTGGGGGCTGTCGAACGTCTCAACCCGAAGGGCAAGCTGATCGGTTACGAGGTTGACCAGGAGAAGGCTGCCCTGGATTTCAACATCACCGAGCACGCTGTACATGCCCTGCCGTCGTGGCTCCCGATGCCGTACGGACTTCTGTCCGGTGCGGCACACGGCCGCCCCTGGATGACCGACCGCGCCCGCAGGTTGGCGGAGGGGACGGGCCAGCGACTGACCGGAGAAGCTGCCACGGTCATGACGGCCGTCATGACCGTGATGGCGTCGTTGGAGATGTCGGTGACTGTGTGGCAGGGCTATTTCGGAGTCGACATGAGCGAGACCCTCCGGGAGATGGAGGAGTGCCGCAACTCGTTCTCGCTCCGTGCGATCGGTCTGGCTCACGCTACGGATACGGAAATCACACGGCTGAAGAGGCCAGCACGCGCTTGGCCTTGGTCCTGGTGGTCATCTCGGCTTGGGCGACGTTGAGATGACGGAAGAGCTTCTGGCCCCGGTGGTCGAGTCCCTCGACCTTCAGGTGGCCTCGACGGACCCAGGAGTAGACGGTCTGGACGCTGACGCCCGTCAGGAGCGCCGCCTCCTTGACCGTCAGCCAGATCTCATCCTCCACTGACAGCCTCCTGGAAGCACGAAAAGGCCCCGGTCTCCTGAGGAGTCGGGGCCTGCACGCGGACACATGTGTCCTGCTGGTGGTCAGTATGCGGTCACTAGCGATCAAGCGTCAAGCAGCTGTCATGACGGGTCTGACGGGGTCGGCAGAGAGCGGTGGCCAGCGCTCACGACGCGCTCCTGCTTCCTCCGCCTCCGTACCGCATGCCCCTGTTCTCGTACTCCTCGGCCATGTCCTCCATGACCTCGCCGTACGTCTGCTCCACTCTGCGTGCCCAGGTCATGCCGCCTTCCTCGGATGGCAAGGGCTCGTCCCGCACGAAGGCACCCAGGCACTCCAGAGCGTGGTCGCACAGCTGGCTCAGCACATCGGGCGATCCGCCCAGCTGCGGTTCCATGACCTCGTGCCACGCCAGGAACTCGGCGACCTTGCTGAGCCGGAGGCGGAACTCCCGGTCGCGGATCCTGAGTAGGACCGGCTCCAGCTTGCTCACCTGCTGGCGGAGGGCCTTCTCCCAGATCTTGATGCGCTCCCGGGCTCCCTCCGCCTGCTCAGACGGCCGCCCCCGGACGTGCTGCTTGATCTGGAAGAACATCTGGATCGCCGAGTCCGCAGCCGCATCGACCCTCTGCGCGATCACCAGCTCTCGACTTGCCCGCGCTTGGTGTTGCTGGGCAGTGATCGAGGCCCAGATCGAGAGGCCGCCTCCCACGCCGGTGCCGACCAGGCCGAAGGCCGCTCCTACCCACACTGATGCGTCCACAAGGGCATCCTGCCGGTCGCGGCCTCGGCATGTGCCTACTTCTGGTGCGGGCAGTTGGTCACCCACCATCCACAAGATCCGCAGTAGGTGTTGGCGAGGACGACGAGACGGATCAGGTACTTCATCAGGACTCGGCCTCCCCGGGCTTCAGCCACCGGATATGGGTCCGGACGGGGTTCGTCTCGTCGGGCGTGAAGACCGCCCTCGTCCCGTCGGCGAACTCCCGGACACGAGGTGTAGCTGTAGCCGTAGCCGCGCTGACCTGGGGCGCTACGGGGCTCCTGGAGCCCTCTCCAGCGGTGGGGGAGGGGGTAGGTGGCAGGTCCTCACGATGGACTCCTGGCGAGACGGCCCCGGCGACCCGCACCGAGTGCCGCACGGGGACACCGGCGGCCTTCAGCACGGTGCGCACGTCGTTGGTGGACCAGGGGCGGTCCGACTCCTCGGTGAGCTGCTCGGCGACCCGGGAGAGGTGCACGCCGTTGCGGTCCTCGGCCAGCTCGTGGAGCAGCTCGGCCAGGTCGTCGGGGTGGAGGTCGGCCGCCGGCTCAGTGGCCGGGGGCGTGGCCTTCCTCTCCTTGGCGGGCTTCCTGGGCGTACGGGGCCGGGAGATGACCAGGGCGGTCACGAACCACACGAGCCCGAGGACGATCCCGATCCACGGATGCAGGGCCATGGCCGTCACGAGCATCGAGAGCGTCAGGCCGAGGATGAAGACGCGGGCGAGGCCCTCGCGCCAGTCCGGGGCCTTCAGGACTCCCCTGGCCCCGGCGGTCATCATCTTGCTGCCCTGGCGGAGCCGCTTGCCGATGACCCACTTGCCCTTCGCCGCGCTCATGAGACGGTCCCGGTGTACCAGGCACCCAGGACGTTCACGCCGGAGGCGAGCGGGATGGCGGCCACTCCGGCGATTCCGGCGCTCAGGCCGAGGAAGACCCCGGCGATGACGCCCAGCGTCGTCTGGATACGCGGCAGTCGGCGGGACCACATGTGCTGGCCGACGACCAGCGCGGTCCAGATCGCGAGGATCGCGTACCCGCCGGGCGTCAGCACCACGGGGCTGACCCGGGTGACGTTCGGCGAGGTGCCGCCGATGCCCCAGACGAGGTAGCCGTATCCGAGCTGGTTGCCGCCCCACAGGCCGAACTTGGTGACGAGGCCCAGGGCGCTGATCCCGGGCGAGGCCAGGATGGCGACCATGCCGTAGCAGAGGGCGATGATGAACGGGACCAGGGCCTTCCAGTCGCGCTGGCCCCCGCTGGAGCCGGGGCCCTTCATGCCTCCGCCTCCACCGCCCGCCTTCCACCACTTCTGGACGGTCATGGCGACGATGATCGTGCCGAGGGTGACGCACCCGAGGGTGACGCCGGGGTTGCCGAGGATGTCGTGGAAGGTCATGAGCGGCCCCCGAGGAGGACGAAGGGCAGCGCGGTTATGCCGACGGAGACCCAGGTGAAGGTGCAGGCGCGTACGGCCGCACGAAGCATGTAGTCGGGCACTTTGGGTGCGACGTGGAGCAGCCCGAGCAGGGCAGCCACGCACACCCACCCGAAGGTGAGCAGCATGAGAGGGCTCCTGGGCTCAGGCGGCGAGGGCGTCCGGGAGATCCCGGAGGTGGGGCTCAGCAAGCTCCACCCGCTTCCGGGACTCGCGGCAGGTGCCGTCAGAGAAGGGGAGGCCCGCGTCACGCAGGGCGTCACGCATGTGCCGGGTCGCAGGGCGGCGCTGGCCGAGGGCGTCGTACAGACCCCGGACTACCGCGTCGATCTGCTTGCGCTGCGTCAGGGGCTCGTCGGTCTCCGGGTCCTGTACGGGCTCGGAGACCTGCTCGGCCTCCGGCTCCTCGGGAACGGTGCTGACGGTCTCCTGGACCATGACGGGCATCGTCACGACGGGCTGACGACGGGCGAGGGCCTCGTGGATCTGGCGCATCAGGACGCCGAACGCGAAGAGCGCGGCCACCGGAGGAACGGCGGCCGTCACGTAATCGAGCGGGTCGTCACTGACGCCCACCCCCGCCACGTTCAGCGCGATCGAGCCGATCGATCCAGCGGCGGTCAGGGCAATGGCCCAGCGGTCCACCCGGTGCGCCAGGGAGGCCCGCAGGATCAGCAGCTCGCCGATGGCGATGAAGGTGTCCACACAGGCCGGCCAGGCCCAGGCCCGCTCACCGTTGAGGCGGTGGGCACCGGCCAGGTCGTGGAGGGCCTCGAAGGACAGCCAGAACGAGACGGCGGTCAGGGCGGTCGTGAGGACGGCGGCACCGATGGCCAAGCCGACCTGGGCGTCCCAGCGGGGACGGATGACGCCGTCCGTGGGCGTCATCGCGAGGTGCCCTGCCGCAGGTGAGGACGGCAGGGTAAGTTCTGAGTTGGGCACGGGAGGTTACGTCTCCTTGTGCTTGGGGCCCCCGGTTCAGATGTAGGAGTCGGCTCCGGGGGCCCGCTGGCATCTTTGGTTGTGTGACTACCGTAGCCTGCTCCGCCGTCAGGGCGTCAGGCGTTGGCCACCGCTTCGAGCGTCTGTGTGGCGACCCTCACAAGTTCCCCGTAATCCCGGGCATCCAGCTTCACCGCAGGGCAGTTGAGGCATTCGGCCGCCCATCCGCTGTGGTCCTCCCTGACGAGCGTCAGCATCGAGCACGACGGGCACGTGACGGGCAGAGGCACCCGGCGGGGCTGGGTCCTGGTGATGGCCCGGACGGTCTTCAGCAGCTCCTGGATCTCGGACTCGAAGTCGGTCACCCAGGGCTGCTCGCAGATCCACGTCAGATGCGTCGTCAGCCGGGCCGTCATGGCCGTCACGTGCTTCCTGACGGGCCTCAGCCCGCGCTCGTCGGCGACGGCCTCGCACCAGGACCAAAGCACCTCCAGGAATGGCGTGGAGCCCACCTGGTCGACGCCGTCAGTGACGCTCTGACGAGCTGCCGGACCGAGCATGTTCAGGACGTCATCCCGGCACGGGAGAGGCGCGTGCAGCCGCCTGGAGGACCGTCCGTCACTGCCGCCCCGGTCCCGCTGCCGGGACATCGAGAGGTAAACGAACTGCTCCGGGAGGTCCGCGAGCATTCCATGGATTCTGTTCCGGCACCGGTCGCAGGTCTTCGCCTCGGTCACCTCTCCGCAGACAAAGCACTCGTAGATGATCACGGATGGACCTCCAAGACAGTCAGGCGGATCAGGGCGGCGTACTCGCCCTTGGTGGCCCCCTCGCGGATTTCGGGGGCCTTCCGGAGCACGGCCGGCTCACCGACCGTCAGGCCGAGGAGCACCCCGAGGTTCATCAGCTCGTCGGGGTGCTCGCTCAGAGCGTCGGCGATGGCGGTCAGGGACACAGCGCCAGGGCGGGTTCCAGGTCTTCGCCGGTGATGGCTTCGACCAGGGCGGAGACGAGGACCTCCGAGGCATTCGGCGTCACGGCGTTGCCGAGCATCCGGACCCGCTCCCGCTTCGTTCCGAGGAGTTTGTAGCCCTCGCGGAAGCTCATGGCGGTGCCGATCTCCTCGGGCTCCAGCATCCGGAAGAGGCAGTCCTCGGCCTCGATCTGGGCCTTCAAGAGCCCGTACCGGTCCACCGTCGTCAGCGCCCCCAGGGGCTGGCTCAGGGGCCGGGCCCGGCTGCTGCCGTAGTACGGGACGGCCAAGTCCTCGGCGACTAAACCGTGGTGGTTGCCCGAGGCCGTGACGGTGCACAGAAGATCGGTGGTCGAGCGGTGCTTGCTCGCGCCTCCCCGCAACTCGGCGATGAACGGGGTGAAGGCCACCCCGGTCTCCCGCCGGGTCGTCATGGTCCTGCTGGGCGCGTCCAGGGGCTTCGCCTGCTTGCCCTCGCGCCCCTCCACGGGGACCACGAGGTGGCGGGCGTACCGCTCCAGGCCGTCCCGGATGCGGGCCATGGTCTTTTCCGCGAGAGGCTTCTTCCGTTCCCCGATCCGCTGGGCCGGGATGGACCAGTCGATGGCCGTGGAGGCCGGGAGGGCGAGGGGCTCGATCACCCGGTCACAGCCGCCGACGGGGCACCTGTAGACGTACTGGGTGCGGTAGCGACCCCAGGGCTCCCGGTCCTTGCGCTTGAAGTCCTGACGGGCCCGTACAGGGCCGTGATCCGGGCATGTGGCGTGCGGCCGAAGCCACTTCTGCCAGTCCGGCTTCCGCCGGAGGGAGCGGTGGACGTACCCGACGTACATCCGGTCCCGGCTCTGCGGGGCCCACGGGGCCCTCCGGCTGTGTGCGTGGGCGCTGTTGAGGTGGAAGACTTCGACCTCGTATCCGAGAACCTCCAGGCCCTTCCGCCACGACTCGAACAAGATCCACTTCTGGAAGTCGATGACGTTCTCGACGATGCCTCCGAGCACCGGCTTGCCCCGGGTGATCATCCGCTCCAGGTACCTGAGGATGTCCCAGGCCGTGGCCCGGCTCCTCTCGGCGGCGTCGGTCGGGAGGACCTCGCCGTTCTCGTCGGGTATCTGGTCGAGTTGGATGCGCTTCCGGCCCGAGGCCACGCTGTGGTGGGTGCACTCCGGGCTGGCCCAGAGGATGTCCACGCGCGGGAACCAGCGGAAGTCCGCCTGGGAGATGTCACAGCACTCGTGCTGAGCCCAGGGGAAGTTGAGGGCGTGGCTGTCGATGGCCAGACGCCAGTGGTTCAGGATGAGCGTCAGCTCCACGCCGGGGACGTAGTGGATGCCCTGCGAGCGTCCACCGCCCCCGGCCATGAAGTCGGCAACCTTCAAGGTCACGAGCCGCTCCGGGAGCGCCAGTCGCGCATGATCGCGACCATCAGACCGATGGTGATGGTCAGTCCCAAGCCGGAGAGGATGAAGATGACGGTGAAGATGGACATCAGCACTCCCCGCCGTTGAAGGCCCAGAGGTCGTGGATCTGCCGGACCAGCTGGCGCTCCTGGAGGGCCCTCAGGGCCCGCAGGGCGGTCGCGGCGGACACGCCCAGGGCGCTGGCCACCTCGGCGGTGCTCTGCGGGTCCGGGTGCTCCAGGACGTGCAGGGCCGCCAGGCGCGCGACCGGCAGCAGGTCCGGGTCGTGGACGATCGCCGACTTGACGTCGTTCAGGCTCACGCGGCCACCGCCAGCTGCTTGCGGCTGCCGACGAACTCGGGGGCGCGCTGGCCGGACTTGCAGGCGGAGCAGTACCGCCGGGTCCTGCCCTTCGGATCGGTGTACGACCTGCCGAACTCCGCGTAGGAGTGCCCGGAGGGGCACTGGGTCTTCCGGCGCTGGTACGCCCCGGAGAGACCGAGCCGGACGTTCGTGCTGTGGAGCTGAAGCTGAAGGTGCCCGGGATCGGAGTTCACGCACCTGCGGTGGATGCATGAGGGGCCACCCGCGCACGAGGCGTCCTGGTCGTGGCAGACGTGGCCGAGGTCGACGCGCTCCCAGCCGTTCGGCCCGTAGGCCCAGGCGGGGGGAGAGCCGTGCTCGACGGCCCACAAGACGAAGTGGGCGAGGACCTTCTGTCCGCCGAGGTGGAATACGCCATAGCCCCTGCGGTCTATGGCACCGGTCCAGCTCCAGCAGTCGGCGGAGGCCGTCGGCGAGTCGAGGTTCTGGCGGACCTTGAGGGTCCAACGGTGGATGGGCTCGTCGCCCTCGCCGGCCAGCAACGCGTCGTACCAGGGCCGCTTGGGGATCAGGACGTCGAGCTGCTGGCCGTCCACCTCCGCACGAGCGGGAGCGAATTTCGTTATGTCAATCTGCGCCAT